CGTCATCCTGCGCGTCGCCTGCCTTTGGGCAATGGGCGTCGTCGAGGTTAAGGACGCGCCCCCATTATTGCGGAAAATGCGTGATTTTATCCGCATTATCTGCTACGGCGACGACAACATGCTCGGGGTGTCCCGAGACACAGAAGCTTTTCCCGAAGGTGCCTCCATTACCCAGTCCAACTTGACGAGAGTGTTCGCTGAGATGGGCTTTGAGTACACTGATGAGGCAAAAGGGGCTGCTGGGCTAGTCTCAGATGACAGACGAATCACTGATGTGTCCTTTTTGAAGCGTAGGTTCGCCAAGAACAGCGTGAAGCCGAGTCATAAGTATGTGGCTCCCTTGGCCTTGGATACTATCAGGGAATCAATTCAGTGGACGAGACGTAGGGATCAGTTCTTTGAGGACAATAAGAAGAACATTGAAAAGATGATCCTTGAGCTCTCTCTGCACGACAGAAAGACGTTCGACGAGCACGTGCCTGCCATTGTTGAGGCATCGCGCGAGCACCTTGGTTGGGTCCCCCCGATGGATACGTATCGGGCGTGCCAGCTTGCGATCCTGGATCGCGAGTGGCTTTGGTCCCACTAGGTGCCTTACACAGCGTTGGGGCTGTGCTGTATAAATATTAGTCCCCCAACTGGCCGCAATTTAACACCGACTTCTCAATGAAACACCGAAAAAGAGAAACCGAGTGGAGCGGCCCGGGTGCCCTATTTAGGGTTACTGATCAAGGAACCCGAGGGAGCAGTCCTCCCTAATCCTAGATGGTGTTCCAATGCGCGCAATGAACCGTGCGCGCGTTGTTGTCCATACTGGTTCGCTAGCTCAATTGCAAAACAAACACAAGATCTTGAAAAAGATCAGCCCCAGGGTCAAGTTGCCCAGGGCACAACGAGTTTTTCGGTTTCAGGTGTGGTGGACTCGTCACATGTTGACGTGTCTTCCTTGGACCCGATGATTGACCGAGGACTTGAGGTAGACGCCATCGGAGAAGTTAAGAAGTATTTTGCTAAACCACTTGTGGTTTGGAACGGAACTTTCACTACCTCGAATAGTGTCAATGACCTCTTGTTTACGGCCGATCTTCGGACATTGTTTTTGGCTCAGACGATTTGGACTAACAAATTGTCTGGATATCTCAATTTCCGGGGCACAGTTAAGCTCAGGTTAGTTATCAACCCCTCGCCCTTCCATGCTGGCGTTTTGCGGATGGCTTTGTTTCCGTTCGCTTCGTCATTGCCTAGTGAGGCGGGCAGCCACACATCTTATAGGGAAAACTTCAGTCAACTACCTGGGGTATATATCTCAATGAGTGAGAATGCGGCTGAGATGTCTATTCCTTATGTTTCCCCGACGCACTTCATGACGCGTGATGTGAATGAAACCCCCTCTTGGGGTAACATCTATATCAAGGTGTTCGAGGCCCTAAGAACGGGCACTGGCTCAAACACTGTCAATTGTGCGTTGTGGATGTCTGTGGAGGATGTTGAATTAGCGGGGCAGGTCATTCCCCAAATGGCCTATGAACCCCAAGTGGACAACAGAAGAAGGAAAACAAGGGGACCCCCCTCCGAACAAGAAGCTAATGACGGCAAGGGACCGATTTCCACCATTTTTGGTAATGGTTATCGGTTGGCCCGTTCTGTGGCGGCCATACCTAGTTTGGCTCCCATTGCCGGTCCTGCTTCTTGGGCTTTAAAAGCCGCGGAGGGAGCAGCTTCATCTCTTGGGTGGTCAAAGCCCACGATTGATTCTGGTCCTCAAAGAGTCGCTTCTGCCAACAACTGGTATTCAAACAACGCTGAAGGGAATGATTCCAGCGTCCCCATGTCATTGATGTCGGACAACAAGTTGTCGATCATCACTGATGCAGCCCCTGGCGACCAAGATGAGATGTCTATTAACTTCATCAAACGTCGCTGGGGTTTCGTCGGTGACTTCAATTGGCCTACGTCTACAGCTGCCGGTACGCAAATCTACATCAAGAATGTGCGTCCCTCAGCCTTTGACACCGTTTTGACCTACCAGGCGAAGGCAGTTCGCCTCATGCCTCCTATGGGTTTCTTGTCCAACATGTTCGCGTTATGGAGAGGTTCCATTGACGTGAAACTCAAGTTGTCCAAGACGGGATACCATACTGGGGCTTTGGCGGTGACTTTTGTTCCCGGGACGACTTACCCGTCAGCCCCGTCTCTTGCAGACACCAGCTATGCTTTCCGTACGATTATTGATATCCAGGAGGGTGATGAGTTTTGTTTCACGTTGCCTTTCCTTGTACCCAAGGATTATCTGTCGTTTACTGAGAATGCTGGACGTCTATACGTTCATGTTGTTAATCCACTTATTAGCAATCCCAATGTGGCGTCATCTATCGATGTCATGGTTTTTGCTCGTGGTGGAACTGACCTTGAATTTGCCGCCCCGAAATGGGTCGACATGATTCCTGTTCTACCTGAAGGGAGTTATGAGTTCGAACCACAAGGCGTTGAGACGGAGAACACTGGTGAGGCTGTCTGTACTATTCTCGGGTCCCATGATCCCGCGGCAAGTGTCCACCATAGTCAACTCGCGATTGGAGAGAAGGTAAATAGTGTGTTGCAGCTTATTAAAGCATCAAACTACATTCCTTGCTCCACTGCGAATGGTTATGCCACGAAGTTTCACATCCAACCGTATGCATTTTATGCAATGCGTTGGAACTTAACATCGTGGACATATTGCCCTATTGGACCCGACGCTCTTTCTGTGATTGCTGCATGTTTTGCCCTAAGTCGTGGAAGTATGCGGTATTTGTTATCTTGCAACAATGCCGCCACTCCCACGATTCGGACTTATCGTGCTTTGCATCAACCAAATGGGCGGACCAAAGTATACGACAACGACCCAGCGGCTCCTTATAACTCAATTCTAGACTCCGATGCGAATGGCACTTATTATTCGTGGAGGAGTTTTCAGATGAAACAGAATGAGGATTGTCTTGCAGTTCAAGTCCCTTTTTATTCCCAGACTCGTTATGCTTTAAATCATTTTCGGTATGATACTCGTGTATTTATTTCAAACGAGATTCAGCCCGCTAGTGTATTAGCGTTTTCAGGGAATATGGACTCCAAGACTAAGTTGAGCCGTTCCGTCGGGGAGGACTTTCAGTTGAGCTACTTCATCGGTACACCGATGATTGCTCTAAGTACTGAATGGACTCCTTGATCTTCTGTGGGAGATGATAAACCTATCAAACATCGTTAAGCGCGTTAAGCTAATCCTGCGAGTAGGGAAATTTATTTTACTCCCAGGTGATTTACAAGATAGTTTTTTGTCGATCTAACCACATCATCATCGTAAGGTGATAAGTTAAATTGCTCTTTTTTATGTCTTTTAGATCCACGTTATCTTTGCCCCAGGCTTATGATGAGATCGCTAGTATTGTGCTCCCCCGACGTGGATCACAGAAGACGACTCTAGGCTCTGGAACGCATCACCCTATGAGAAACGCAGGGTTGCTCCATGTATTCCCCATGTTT